GCTGACTTCTATGCAGCCGAGTACATCGACAAGCTGGATGAGTTAAAGACCAACATCGATGAGCGTCAAGCTGTTGCTAAGTCTGCTGCTGCAGCACTTGGTCGTAAGACTGACGATATCCTTTTGACTGCAATGGACGCTGGTGCTAACTCAACTCAGATTCATGATACTGGCTCTGCTCTTGAGAAAGCAGATTTGCTGTCATTGTTTGAAACTTTTGGCTCTGCTGATGTGCCTGAGGATGGCGGTCGCTATCTTGCAATGCATCCGAAAGGTTATGCCGATCTGTTTGCAATTAACGAGTTTGCTTCAAGCGACTTTGTTGGTGAGCAGAACCTCCCATATGCGGGCGGTATGACAATGAAAGAGTTCTTGGGCTTCAAGATCTTCTCAACTTCTGCCGTAACTGCTGGCAAAAACATTGCTTACCACACATCTGCTGTTGGTCTTGGCATTGGCGCAGACGTTACAACTGAGTTGAACTATGTAGCTGAGAAAGTTTCTCACCTTGCAACCTCAATGATGTCAATGGGTGCTGTTGTTATTGATGACAACGGTGTCTATGAAGTCCTTGACAACAACTAGGAGGGTTAGAAAATGGCTTTTGCTTCAAGTGGACTAACTCGTATTGGTGGTGATTCAAATGGTAGCTTGTGGATGTATACATCTGCTGATGCCATTGCTACCGTAAATACCGAAGGGTATTTTAACAGTGCGGCAAACATGCTGGATGTTCGTGATTTAATTATCGTGCGCGATACTAATGTACCGACATCAAATTTTTGCACCGTTTTGTCAAACACTGGTACTGTAGTCGATGTGTCTGACGGCACAGCGGTAGCTGAAACAGACGGCGACTAACACAGGGGGAGGGGGCTTCGGCCCCCTCAACTTTCATGGCAGTAACTAGCATTGCATCCAACTCACCAATTGACATTTGTGCCAAGGCATTAATTCTTATTGGTGCAGACCCGATTACTTCATTTAATGAAGGTACTACAGAGGCTCTTGTCTCTGTAAATATGTATGAGGATGTTGCAAGAGCATCTCTTGTCAACACACGCTGGCGGTTTGCCACAAATCAGGCTGTACTTAATAGACTTACAGCCGCGCCTACAGGTAGGTATGACAATGCCTATCAATTGCCTACAGATAATCTAATGGTACACGCTGTTACTGTTAGTGATTTACCAATTGAGTATCAGATTTATGGCGACAAAGTATACGCTGACACATCAACAACTGATGTAGTTATTGCTGATTATTCATTCAGGGCTGGTGAAGAAAACTGGCCTTCATATTTTGTTATTGCTGTCGAATATGCGCTGGCTACAATCTTTGCATCTTCAATTGCAAGAGATGCTAGCCTTGCAAGCTTGATGGAGCAACAAGCTCAACGTGCCATGGCAAAAGCTAGAAACTTAGATGCACAGCAGCAGACAACAAGAAAGCTTACTACTTCGAGGTTCATTTCTGAAAGGCGCAGCTAATGCCAACTAAGATCCGTGTGCCTCTTACTAACTTTCAGTTTGGTGAACTAAGCCCATCTATGATCTCAAGGACAGACTTGAGCGTGTACAACAATGCGGCAAAGAAGATTACCAATCTACTCATTAAATCAGAAGGCGGTCTAAAGAAACGCTTTGGATCGCAGAAGATCTATGAGTTTGACACAACCATAGATACAACTAAGACTCAGCAAATAAGACTCGAGCCATTTATTTTTTCAGATGACGAAAGGTACATTGTATCTTTTGAGCATCAGAAGATTCGTGTGTTTATCATTGATCCAACTACAGGCGCTGTATCTCTGACTGCCACAATTACTCAGGATACAGATGCTGTTACCCTGCCAATTACTGACAGCATCCTGCAAGAAATTAGCTTTGTACAAGCTGGTGATACTATGTTTATTGCACATAGTTCATTCGCGTTCTTACTATTAACAAGAACAAGCTTAACTACATTTGAAGTGCGTCCATATGTATTTGATGCAGATGCTAATGACGATGTTATTTACCAGCCTTTTTATCCATTCCAGCCACTTGGCATGACTCTTGATGTAGATAAAACAACAGGCACAGGTGCTGTATTAACGACCAGTGCTGATTACTTTACATCAGATCACGTTGGAAAGGTTATTAGGTATCAAGGTAATGAGATTGAAATCACTGCTTACACCAATGCAACAACAGCAGTTGGAACAATTAAAGATAAGCTTGAGGTTCATCTGGACTTCAATGCTTTTAAGACTACAGAAGGTATTGCTGATGTTGAAGTAACACAGGTTGCTCACGGTCTTAACATTGGTGATGCTATTGTTGTCGATCATGCTGGTACTGTTGGCGGCATTAGCAAAAACCAATTGAATGGTGCTAGAACTATTGCAGATGTTCTTGACGAAAACAGATATGTATTTGTTGCTGGTGCTAACGCAACCGAATCAGTAGATGGCGGCGGTACTCCAAAGATTGAAACACATGCGCCTACTATCTCTTGGGATGAGCAAGCATGGAGCAGCATCCGTGGCTTTCCAACAGCAATCTGTTTTCACGAGAATCGCTTATGGGCTGCTGGTACAAGCTCTAAGCCTAATGGCATTTGGGCTACAAAGATTGGTCAGTTCTTTAACTGGGATGTTGGCGATGGTGCTGACAACGATGCTCTTGACTTGACTGCAACTGTAGGCGAAATCAATTCTATTCGCCACATTGTCTCTAACAGAGACTTACAGTTGTTTACCTCAACATCTGAGTTCTATATTCCGTCTTTGACTACCAGTGCTATTACCCCTACTAATGCACAGATTAAATCACAGACTCCATATGGCGCATCTTATGTGCAGCCAAAACCGTTTGATGGATCAACAATCTATGTGCAGCGCAATGGCAATGTAGTTCGTGAGTATGTCTTTGATGACTCTGAAGGTGCGTATGTATCTGGCGCATTGTCCGTTCTGTCCTCTCATCTGATTAAAGTTCCCAAGCAATTGTCTATTGCTCAAGGTGCGCTTGACAGACCAGAGTCCTATGCGTTCTTTGTAAACAACGATGGCACTATATCTGTTCTTTACAGTGATCGTGTAAACAAAAAAGCTGGCTGGTCTGAGATCACAACCAATGGCGAGTTCCACTCTATCTGCACAGTAGATGAAAGAGTGTTTGTCACAGCTAAGTATGATCTGGGTGATGAGACTGATAAGTATATTCTTCTTGAGTTGACAGATGATGCTAACCTAGATTTTTCTGGGGAGTTTAGTTTTACCGCTGGTGTTGCCACAGTTTCTACACAATTTAATAACGGTGCTGTTGTTGCTGTTGTTGATGGCGATGATTACTATGGTGAGTTTACTGTAGCCGGTGGGCAAGTTGACATATCCTCTGTGTCTGAGTTAACTGCTTCTAATGTAGAAGTTGGATACAAGTTTGATATTGAGGCAACAACGCTGCCTATTGATGCTAATGCTTCTAATGGCCCCATTACAGGAGAGCCTCGCAGTGTCAACAAAGTAACACTTGACTTGTTAGATACATTGTCTGTGTCAGTAAACAATACACGCTTGTTAATCTATCAGGTAACTGATGACTTTAGCCAAAGCAGAAACCCTGTTACTGGCAAGAAAGAGTTTAGACTGCTGGGCTACTCAAAGGATCCAGTAGTTACAATTAGTCAATCTGCACCATTGAAAATGCAGATCAATGGTATGGTAGCGGAGGTAATATTCTAATGGCATTGCCAACAGCATTATTAGCAATTAGTACTGGTCTTAGTGCTTACTCAGCAATTCAAGGCGGCAGAGCTGCAAGGCAAGCTGCAGCGTTTGATGCAGCACAGCTTGAGAAGCAAAAGAAGCAAGTAGCTCTTGAGGCAATCCAGCGTGAGAATGATCGCATGGAACAGTTCGAGTCAGCAACAGCAAGCAACATTGCTTGGTTTGCTTTTTCAGGGCGTGACATGAGTGATCGATCAGTTAAAGCTTTCTTGGATAAGCAGAAGGATGTTGCTTATAGTGACATTAAGAGAAGCAACTATCAGTCAACTGCTGAGACAGCAAGGCTTGGGGATCAACAGCGTCAGCGTCTTTATGAAGGTCGTCAAGCGCAGAAGGCATCGTACATTAAAGCAGCAACCTCTATTGCATCTGGCTGGTACAAGTACGAAACCGTAAAGGTATAGGTTAGTAACATGGCTGTAATTAGAGAGCAGAGAACATTTAAGAATCAGCCAATTGGCGTTGTTCGAGCTAGTCGAGCAGGGGAAGAGTATTGGCAAACTGTTGGTCGTGCAGCCGATGAACTAACTCAAACTGCTTACAGAGCCGCAGCGGATCAGGCCAAGCGCACTGGTATGGAGACTGCTGCTGCAGTTAAGGGATCTGACTTTAGAACAATCGATCCTCTTACTGGTGAGATTGAAACCTTTAATATGCCTTCTGTGCCTAAGGGCTTTGGTACTGTTGCTCGTGATGCATTTGAGCAAGTAGCTGAGAACAGATATGTAAAGTCTGTAGAAACTTCAATTAAAGAAAAGTCTGCAGAGATTGCTCTTACACACCAGA